AGGTACCCAGGGACGCACGGGGCCGATTGGACCTACCGGACCACAGGGCGTGGATGGACAGCAGGGTGTCATAGGATTTCAGGGTGCAATGGGAACTCAGGGTAACCAAGGAACCATAGGTACGCAGGGGACCCAAGGACCGACTGGAACTCAGGGGACTCAGGGAACTCAGGGACCCACCGGTACTCAGGGAACGCAAGGAACCCAAGGACCCACGGGCACTCAGGGAACCCAAGGACCCACGGGCACTCAGGGAACGCAGGGAACCCAAGGACCCACGGGCACTCAGGGGACCCAAGGAACCCAGGGACCTACAGGAACCCAAGGAACCCAAGGACCGACTGGAACTCAGGGGACTCAGGGTACGCAGGGACCGACTGGAACTCAGGGGACTCAGGGGCCCACCGGTACTCAGGGGACTCAGGGAACCCAAGGACCTACGGGTACTCAGGGTACGCAGGGAACTCAAGGACCTACGGGAACTCAGGGAACCCAGGGAACTCAAGGACCCACCGGTACCCAAGGAACGCAGGGAACCCAAGGACCTACGGGAACCCAAGGCACTCAAGGAACCCAAGGACCCACTGGTACCCAGGGTACGCAGGGGACCCAGGGACCCACTGGTACCCAGGGTACGCAGGGAACCCAGGGGCCAACTGGAACCCAGGGTACACAGGGAACCCAGGGACGCACGGGGCCGATTGGACCCACCGGACCACAAGGCGTAGACGGACAGCAGGGTGTTATGGGATTTCAAGGTGCAATAGGAGTTACTGGTGCGGGAGGCCAAGGACCTACAGGAACCCAAGGAACTCAGGGGCCCACCGGTACTCAGGGTACACAGGGAACTCAGGGACCCACCGGTACTCAGGGTACACAAGGCACTCAGGGACCCACCGGTACTCAGGGCAGTCAGGGACCCACCGGCAGTCAGGGAACTCAAGGACCCACCGGTACTCAGGGTACACAAGGCACTCAGGGACCTACGGGAACCCAGGGAACTCAGGGACCCACTGGAACCCAGGGCACGCAGGGAACCCAAGGACCCACCGGTACTCAGGGAACCCAAGGACCCACCGGTACTCAGGGAACCCAAGGCACTCAGGGACCCACCGGTACTCAGGGGACCCAAGGAACCCAGGGACCCACCGGTACGCAGGGGACCCAAGGAACTCAGGGACCCACCGGTACACAGGGGACTTTGGGTTTTCAAGGACCTACGGGAACCCAAGGAACCCAGGGACCTACGGGACCCCAAGGATACACAGGAGCTGATAGTACAGTGACTGGACCTACTGGGTATACTGGGCCTGAATATACCGGACCTACTGGACCTACCGGACCGGGGGGCGGAGGTGGTGGAATCATCACATATTATGAAGACTCTGGAGCAACCATCACACCCTCTCTGAATACAGATATTCGCGTCATTGTAGGTCCATATTGGGCAAGTTATCCCTCGAACGACCTCACACTTACAATGCCAGCGGCAACGGCTTCAAACGATTATTTGAATGTTGAGTTTATGGCGGCGTTAACGGCGTATTCGTATAGCTACTATGGTAACCTGCTGGTTACCTTGCCTAGCACGAACACATATCCTCAGGTTTTAGGCACCTATACCACTTATGTCTGGGACTGTAATGCGACAACGTGGACAATCACTGAGTATCCTAGAACAACTGCAACGTATACTGCATAGTAGATTTTACCCGGTATAGATAACAAGATGAGTAGCTTTCTATCGCGCTACACTCCAGGTGTGGGACTCACAACCTGTGCGCCAAACGTGTGTGCAGGTCCTCCGGGTCCGGCGGGTGTTCCAGGTGGGCAGGGGCCACAGGGACCCACGGGACTTACAGGACTTACAGGTCTTCCTGGGTCTGCCACGAACACGGGATATACAGGTCTAACTGGACCCACGGGACCTACGGGATCCACGGGACCCACGGGATTCACAGGCGCTACATCGACTGTGACAGGACCTACGGGTCCTACTGGATTTACCGGTCCGCAAGGTCTTCCGGGATCTGCAACAAATACGGGTCCAACTGGCATTACGTCTACGGTCACAGGACCCACAGGTCCAGCGGGCCCTATCGGATCTGCGACTAATACAGGCCCAACTGGATTCACAGGTCTCACAGGATTTACGGGTCCAGTCGGACCTCAAGGAACTCAAGGTGTTACAGGCCCAACTGGATCGATTGGAGTTCAAGGTCCTACAGGTTCTGTAGGTAACCAAGGCACACAGGGACCTCAAGGACCTCAGGGGCCGTTTGGATACGCAGGACCTGTCGGAGCAATTGGACCCATAGGTGTCACCGGCCCTCAGGGTGCTAGCATAGGTCCTACTGGACATACGGGTGCTCAAGGACTTCTGTCTACAGGGCCTACGGGTTTAACGGGGGTCACTGGACCTCAAGGTATCCGGGGTGCCACAGGTAATCAGGGACCTACGGGATTCACGGGATTCACAGGTGTTACAGGCCCGACGGGACCCACGGGACCCACGGGTCCCCTACGTAGCACACTGACATCGGGTTCTAGCACAATGACTCTAACAAGTAGCGGTGGCTTCTATGCAACCGGGTCAACCGGGACGACTGTTCTCAGTGCAAAGACGATTCTGATTCAAGGGTACCAAGCATCAGACCTCACAAAGGTATGGGGGATTACCGACCTATATGTAACCGCAGGGGCCACCTATTGGAATATTAATCTTGGAGCACAGTTGATAGATAGTGGCGAAACTGTAGACTATACGATCTATTATTACGGAACTTAATATAAGAATGTCGTACTCTCCTCGGCTAACAACTGCATGTGACTCCCCGTTAAGATATATACCCGGTGCTGTTGCGGGACGCACTGGATCGATTGGTCCATTTGGACTCACAGGAGCGACTGGACATACCGGACTTCAAGGATTCCAGGGTCTCTTGGCCACATATGGCGCAACAGGTCCTACGGGAGTGGCAGGTCTCATAAGCTCGTATGGGGCGACTGGCCATACGGGTCCTATTGGATTTACCGGTCCGACGGGGTTGCTGAGTTTTACAGGAGCAACAGGCCTCACGGGTCCTGCCGTTAACACAGGATCAACTGGACCCATGGGTGCCCGGGGACCTACTGGAGACACTGGACTTCAGGGTCCTATTGCAAATACAGGGGCGGCTGGCACACGTGGACCTACGGGAAGAACAGGTCCGACAGGCACTACCGGTATTCAAGGATTACAAGGAGTTACCGGTTCCACAGGAGGACGTGGTACTACGGGGTTCCAAGGTGGAGGACTCGTAGGTCCTCAGGGTCGTATGGGCCTTCAAGGTCCAAACGGCGTAACTGGAGGTACCACAGGTCCCCAGGGTCCACCTGGGTTTCAGGGGCTAGCTTCAATGATGACCGGAGACACTGGATTCGCGGGGCCAAATAGTAGTGTGTCGACCGTTACTGGGCCCACCGGTCCCAGTGGTCCTACAGGTGGCGCACTACAAGACTCCCAAGGTAGCACTGGCCGTACGGGACCCAGTGGATCGACGGGATCTAACGGAGTCAAGGGACCCACTGGAGTCACGGGACCGATGGGCCTCTTTACCCCTACAGTTGGCTCTGTGAGTGGTTTAACAATCACGCAAGTAGCAGGTGAGGTCTATCAAGCTACGGCCACGGTCTCGCCTTTGGCCAACCATTTGTGGATCATTGGATTTAATTCGCAGTTTGCCGGGCATTTCACTTTAATTAGCACGACTGTCACCTATTTCAGTGGAAACTGGACATTGACCGCAACCCTTTTTCTTCATGGAACAGCGGCTGGCGAAACATTTACGTTCTATTATGCCTACATCTAACAATGGACTACTACCTAACATTAGAACACTGGAGCTCACTTGTGAGAACCATGAAGGATTCGGAACGTGAGCATGATATTCCTGCTCAGGAGACTTCGAACCTTGCAAAAGACATCCTGCGACACATCCGGTCCATCCGGTTTCGCCAGGGGGTTTTATTTAAGCAGCGGCGTGGCCAGGAATACGAAGAGTTCATTGAAAAACTAAAGACCACCTACGACGCAAAGGCTGTGGAGCGCATGGTGGACGAGGATGAGTTCTGGGAGGTCTGTTTTTCTCTCCGTGGTTAAGAATGGAGGCATTTGCAACCGAGTGGGCCGAATGGGCCGTTCACAAGATCATGTTTTGGGAAGAAGACCCTATCCGAAAGGGGAAGATCTTGCGATACATCCATAACTTTCTCAGCAATACGCTGATCGTACTCATTATTGTGTCACACACGCTCTATCCGGCATTCTGGCTACAAACACTCATCCTATTTGCGTGCCTGTTGGTCTGGTTACAACACATAGCCTGCAATGGGTGTGTGGTTTCAAAAGTAGAACAAAAACTGATTGGAGATTATGAGAGCTTTGTGACACCTATTTTGGAAGCCTTTCACCAGAAACCCACACCCGAACTCGCAACTGTATTTGTTATTGTAGGAAGCACGCTGGTCGTCTTTCTTCTGGGATTAGAGTGGCTTGCTAGGGTTCATCACAAGTTACTTCCACTGGCCTCGTTGCTTTGGCTTCGCGTGAAACAAAACGGAATAGTCTACACACAAGAGTAAGAGGTATTCAACATGGGTGATACTATCGTCGGAGTTCAGTTCGGAATCTCGAATCCTGAGGACCTCGTCAAGCGCTCCGTCGTTGAAGTTCTCACCGACAAGACCTACCAAAACAATCAGCCCATCGCAAATGGCGTCTTCGATGCTCGTTTCGGCGTCATCGAAAACGGCAAGGTCTGTCCTACCTGCAAGCAAACCAACCAGTTCTGCCCGGGTCACTTTGGCCACATCCGGCTGTCGCGCCCGGTCTACCTCTACCAGTTCTTCGACATGGTGGAGAAGCTGGCCAACGTCATCTGTCTGAACTGCTCAAAGGTTCTTGCAGATGAGGATAGCGTGAAGGCCCTGAAGTCGACGGGTCTGTCGCGGTTCAAGGAGGTCCGTGACATGCGTCCTGCACCAAAGAAGGATGAGCCGTTTGAGTGCCCTCACTGTGAGACGCCCATCTTCAAGAAGATCGCCAAGGTCGTTGGCAAGGCCGCGACCCTGGAGGGACAGCTGGTGGATGTGGGCACGGAGCCGGTCAATCTCCAGGCGGAGATGATCCTGCGCGCCTTCCAGCGCATCACGGATGAGGACTGTCGCATGATTGGTCTGAATCCCAAGTTCGCTCGCCCGGAGTGGATGATCTGTACGGTTCTTGCGGTCCCTCCACTCACGGTCCGCCCGTCGGTGGTCATGGACGACAACCAGCGCATGGAGGATGACCTGACGCACGTGCTGATCAATATCCTGCGCGCCAACGACAAGGTCCGGGAGAAGATTGGGAAGGAGGAGTCGGCAGATGTGCTGGACAAGTACACTGCCAAGCTCCAGTATGATGTGGCGACCTATGTGGACAATGACATCAAAGGACTTGAGCCGACGGCTCAGCGCTCGGGACGTCCGCTCCGGACTCTGAAGTCTCGCTTTGGTGCAAAGACTGGCCGTGTCCGTGGTAACCTGATGGGTAAGCGCGTGGACTTCAGCGCCCGTTCGGTTATCACACCGGATGCGAACATCGAACTGGACGAGCTGGGTGTTCCGGAGGAGATTGCCACGAACCTGACCTTTCCGGAGATTGTCAGTCCCTACAATCGCGACCGTCTGCTGAGTTATGTAAAGAACGGCCCCGACAAGCATCCCGGGGCCAAGTCTGTGTATCTGAAGGCCGATGATCGCACGGTGTCTCTGCGCTATGTGAATCCGGAGACCATTGACATCCGTGAGGGCGACGTGGTCCACCGTCACCTGATCAACGGGGACATTGTGCTGTTCAACCGTCAACCGTCTCTTCACAAGGCGTCCATGATGGCTCACCGTGTTGTGGTTCTGCCGTATTCCACGTTCCGTCTGAACGTCTCGGCCACCCGTCCCTACAACGCTGATTTCGATGGTGATGAGATGAACATGCACGTGCCCCAGTCCATCGCCTCTGCGACGGAGCTCCGGTACATTGCGAGTGTGCTGCGTAACATCATCAGTCCTCGTACGAACAGCCCGATCATTCAGCTCTTCCAGGACACCATGACCGGTGCCTACCGCATTACGCAGCCCGGTGTGCGGGTTCCTGAGCCGATTGCCATGAACATCCTGGCCCGTCTGCGCCTGCCCTTCACTCGCAAGGATGCGCCGTGGTCAGGAAGCGAGCTGATCTCTGCGGCATTCCCGATGATGAACTACAAGGGCAAGATCACGCTGAAGAACGGACAGCTTGCGGAGGGCGACGTTCTGCAGAAGGGTGGTGTGAGCGGTCTGCTCCACGTGGTCTATGCGGACTTTGGACCCGAGCGCTGCGGTCAGCTGATCAATGACATCCAGTCGATCGTGACCCAGTACAATCTGTACACCGGTTTCTCGGTGGGCACGTCCGATCTGATTGCGAACCAGACAACGCGTGACTTCGTGGGAGAGCAGCTGAAGACAGGCCGTGACCGTGTGGCGGAGATCCTTGCAGCAGTTCACTCGGGACAGTTCGTGAACACCATGGGTCTCTCGGATGGCGAGCAGCTGGAGGATGACATTTCGTCGGCTCTGAAGGAGGTTGCAGCATCCATTAACACGAAGGTGATTGGCTCGCTGGATAAGGCGAACCGTATCGTACAGATGGTGGACTCAGGATCCAAGGGAGGTGAGCAGAACATCACGCAGATGGTGGCCCTTCTGGGACAGCAGCTCATTGAGGGTAAGCGTGTTCAGTACACGCTTCAGGACCGTACTCTGCCGCACTTTGCCCGGTACGATGACGGCGTGGAGTCGCGTGGATTCGTTCAGCACTCCTTCGTAGATGGTCTGATGCCGGCGGAGTTCTTCTACCACGCTCAGGCAGGACGTGAGGGTCTGATTGATACGGCCGTCAAGACCTCCGATACGGGCTACATTCAGCGTCGCCTGATGAAGTCCATGGAGGATCAACACGTCGAACATGACGGTACGGTTCGCAACGTGACTGGCTCGATCATTCAGTTTGCATACGGCGAGGATGGTGTGGATACGGTGTCGGTGGAGCAGCAGACCTGCGAGCTTGCCCTGATGACGCTGGAGAACATCTACAAGGAGTATGCGCTGACACCGGACATTGTCAACCCCTTCCTGACTGAGTCGGTGGAGGAGTCCCCGGATATGGTGGAGGAGCTTGTGGCGGATCGTGATGTCTTTGTGAAGTCTGTGTTCCGGTTCCGCAAGAACGATACGGTTCTGGCGCCGGTGAATCTGAAGCGTCTGCTGACCAAGTACACCAACACCTTCTCTACTAAGACGGATCTGACGCCCGCTCACGTGGTCTCTGCCTTGAACCGGTTTGTCAAGGAGTTCCCGTACAGCCGGGTGTTCCACGCTCTGCTGCGCTTCTATCTGGCGCCGAAGAAGGCCATCGTGACCCACCGCCTGAGTCTTGCCCTGTTTGACGAGCTGATGCGCGACATCCGGTTCCGCTACATCAAGAGCCAGGTCCACGCAGGTGAGATGGTGGGTGCCCTGGCGGCGCAGTCCATTGGTGAGCCGACGACCCAGCTGACCCTCAACACGTTCCACTCGGCAGGTACGGCAAAGGCCAACGCCACTTCCGGTGTGCCGCGTCTGGAGGAGATTCTGTCAGCGTCGGCGAATCCGAAGCGCCCGGGTAACACGGTCTACCTGAACCCGGAGATTGCCTACGATCAGGATGCGGTCATTTCTAAGATGAAGGAGATCCAGCGCACGACCCTGCGCGACATCACCAAGTCGGTGCGCATCTACTATGATCCGCCCACGACCGGAACGGTGGTGGAGGAGGATGCGGAGGTCTTGGCGCTCTACCAGGAGTTCACGGTCTCGAACGAGGCGTCCTGTGCATCCCCCTGGATCATGCGCCTGGAACTGAATGATCTGGAGATGGCCTCGCGCAACATTCTGGATCTCACGGAGGTTCAGGCTAAGCTGAGGAACTCGCCCCTGAAGATCCTGGAGTGCATGCATTCCATCGGTGACGGCAAGAGCGTCAAGGCTGAGGCGGTCCTGTCCAATGCCGATGCATCCAAACTGATCCTGCGCCTGACGTTTGACGATAACTTGATCAAGACACCCACGCAGCTGCGGTTCCTAGAGGACAAGATTCTGGACACTGTGCTGACGGGCGTGGATGGTGTCGGCGGTGTTCACTTGCGCAAGGTGAAGAACGAGCTGACCTACGACCCTACGGTTGCAGGATACACTCAGAAGGAGCAGTATGTTCTGGATGTGGACGGCACCAACATGTACCAGCTCATGGTGTTTCCGGGTGGCGACGGAACCCGTACGTTCTCGAACGACATTCACGAGATCAACGATGTCTTCGGCATTGAGGCTGCGCGCCTGGCGATCTTTGAGGAGTGCTCTGAGGTCTTCGTGCAGGAGAAGGTGAATTACCACCACTTGTCCGTGCTGGTGGACAGCATGACGTTCAGCGGTCGCATCGTGGCGGTGAACCGGTTTGGCATGAACAAGAATGAGACGGGTGTTCTGGCTCGGTCCTCGTTTGAGGAGACCAGCAAGAACATGTTTAATGCTGCGATGGGTGCTGAGTATGACACCATGCGCGGTGTCTCGGCGAACATCATGTTTGGTCAGAAGCCCCCGTGTGGAACAGGCTTCGTGGATATCCTGGTGGATGAGTCGCGGTTGCCTGACGGACACGATGAGGAGCCCGAGGACAAGACTCTGGAGGAGGTCAATCAGAAGCTGTCTGCCATGCCGAGTGCAGGTCTGCGCCTAGAGGATGTTCTGATGGCCTGGTGAGACCGCCGGCGACGGTGAGGCAGAAAACTTGACGTGCGGCGACGTGTTCGGCGACGGCCTCCATAGTCGGATTCATATGCAGAATCACTCTGGGACTCCGTCAGTTTAGCCCGTTTGCTTTCAGTGGTTTGACCGAGTGCCGAGAGACTACGTGCCGCACTTTCAACAGCAGGCTCGGCCGGGGGTTGGGGTACGATATTCGTGAGGACGGCTGCAGCGTCAACATCATCAAATGCACTCGAATCTATGAATCCGTCTCCCAGTAGAAGTTGGGGCAGATAGTCAAGATCCTCTGGCATTGGAAGAGGAAGCTGATCATACGGAGGCGGGAATGGGGGTTCGACCCTAGCCGCCCCTTCGGGAGGTGGATCAGACGGCGGTGGAGGACCCGGTCGCTTCAACTCGGGTGGCGTCTCGAGTATCTCTATCTTGTTCTGGTATTCGGCAATACTCTTAAGAGTTGCAGTCAAATTCACGATCTCAGATGAGAGTGTCAAATCTATATCATCCTTTTTCTCCGGTTTGTAACCAAGTGTCTTTTGACGACGAAATGGCGACTGTCCTTTCACCGCTCTGCGATGAAGGTCTTGACGGGTGACAATCTCAGCGATCGCAGATGCCAACGACAATATATACGTCTGGGGATTTAACTTGAAGTTAGTTCCCCCGATGAAATTAATAATTGCAGTATACTTTGCCCGGAAGACATCGATGCGATGTTTTTTCCATTGCTCAACAGATCCCTTATCCAAATATTTGAAGTTCACCCAATCCTGAAGCGTATCTCTAAATGAATACGTATCTATGAAAAAGCCCTTCGTATTTCGAACGTGCGCGTTTCTTGGTTCGCATGTGGCATCCGATCGCTTCGAATCGTAGATTTTCTCAAGGAGTCGTCTCACAGCAGCTTCATCAAAGACGGGGAGCCCGTCCTCCGTAGTGACGATGGTCAATTCATCGTCAATCGTTCGCGTCTTGAAATACACATCTGCATTTTTTGTTTGATTGCAGGTCTTGTGCGACCAATCGTATTCAAACTTAAAAAGATCGGATTCGTAGTTTGTCTTGTCATACAGCTGAAGAAAGAGTGCCGCCTGTGCAATGGGAAGAATGTGTTCGCACTCAGGAGACAGACCGTTGTCAGATTTGCATGGGAGGTCTTTGGACTCGGCCCAAATTGGCATTCCGCAGATCCAACAGAGAGTTGTTCCTGGAACAACGGCTCCAATCGTATTGTTACATTGTTCGTCTACGTCAGCAAGTTCAAAGATGTCGCGAACCGTCTCATTTGAGAAGTTTGTCTCCCACAATGCTACATACCGAGGTCCAAAATTGATCAGTGCCAGATCCATCTGTCCGATGGTAAACAACTCACGGATTGCATCTTTGGTAGTTTTCTGATTACGACGCTTGTCCACAAATTTCTTCCAGTTGGTTTGCTGCTTAGCAAACAGATCGTTAAACCGTTTTTCGTTCACCGGCTCGATGTCCCCCTTAGAGTCTGCTGCCCTTTTTGGAGGACCCTCTGCAATGGCCTGATCCCATATCTTCACAATGCTCTCAGAGGCCAGTTTCTGTTGTTCAAGGAGTTTCTCCTCAACAGCCTTTCGGTTTGCCGCAATGCGATCCGATGAGCGTGGGACTACCGCTGCCATTACTTACCTCTACGAAACAAACTAGAACAACTTCATACGCCGACGTCCACCCATCATGGAGGCCGCTGGAGTATTCAGAACCAGTGCATAGAACGGGTAGTAAAATGCCGCGAAGAAGAAGTCAAGAATCGCCCATCCAATCGATCCGTACTTTGCGTAGGACAGACTGGCTGCACCGAGATGCCAAATGAACAGCGGAATGAATCCAATGATGGCCCCAACAATTCCTAGGGCACCCATGGACGACGTCACGGTCTCGGTGGTCTTTGTAGTGTCTGTGGGGACAGTGTTCGCTGGCGGCGGCGGATCCAGAGGACCTGAGGAAGGCATCTTTAGTAAATAATAGGGAAACAAAGTAATGGTCAACTTGACACTTCCTGAACTTGCAGAAATCAAAACACCTTCGCTTCCCGGCGCAAGTTTGGACGCACTGTATTCCCTCCGTGAACGTCTTTGCAATTCATCGGGTCAGGACTACGCACTTCAACCGTTACAGCGTTTGCTTCGGCGAGTTCTGTCTCCCGATTCTCCTACCCGTAACCTGCTGATGGTCCACGGCACAGGTGTTGGCAAGACATGTACAGGTATCCAAATCGCAGAAGAGTACATCTTGCGCCCCGAGTTTCAGGATAAGAAGGTTCTGGTCATTGCATCCCGCGCTGTGCAGGAGAACTTCCGAACGCAGATCTTTGACATGAGCCGAGTCTATCTGGACAAGGCCAGCGACACGCTGAGCTCCAAGCAATGTACGGGGCGTCGTTACCTGGATATGCTGCTCCGTATTGAAGCGGAACCCAAGAACTGGGAAAACAACGAAGTTCGCGCTCGACTGGACAAGACCTCGGGCCGCATCATTAACGAGTTCTACGAATTCCAGGCCTACAACTCCTTCGGTTCCACCATTGAGCGGAAGCTGTCGGGAACGGAGGCAGATATTGATACTGCGTGGATCCATGAGAATTTTGATAACCGCCTCCTGATCATTGACGAGGCTCACAACATCACGACAGAGGAGACCACCGTTGCCACCAATCTTGAACGACTGGTCAAGGTCGCGGATGGTCTGGTTCTGGTTCTGCTGACCGCCACACCCATGTACGATACCTACGAGGAGATTGTGTTCTTCATGAACCTCTTTCTGTGGAATGAGCGCAAGCAGCCGTTCGACACTCGCATCAAGCCATCAGATATTTTCAATGCGGATGCGACCTTGAAGGGAGGTGAATCCGAGACCATGTTCCGGGACTGGTGCCAAAACTACGTGTCCTATGCAAAGGGTGAGAGTCCCTTCACGTTTCCCTTCCGTCTCCCTCCGCCGGCTAGTGCGGATACCGATGAACTGCGTATTGGATTCAATAACAATGAGATCCCTTCGAAGGACCGTATCAAGTATCTGAGTTTAGTCTCGTCACAACCGGCCGGTGAGCAGCTGAAGGTCTTGACATCGGGAGCCAGAGAGGTTGATGATACGAAGCGTGCGGCCATGATGTCGCCCACAGTCTCTGTCTTTCCTGGAAACAAGGCCTTCAAGGATACCTTCGCAGTGTCAAAGGTTCCGAAAGAGGACAAGTACCAATACGAGTACAAGAAGGATGTGCCGCCGTTCTTGAACCCTGAGAATCTGCCAGGATACTCTGCGAAGTTTGTGAGCGTAATCCATTCTATCGAACAATCCAGTGGCGTCTGTATGGTGTACTCCAACTACGTCGATCGCGGAGCCCGTCTTTTTGCAATGGCTCTGGAGGAGCATGGGTTTGCTCCGTTCAAAGGACGGACTCTGATGAAGAAGACCGGCTACAAGGGACCACCGAAGGGCAAGTATATTCTGATCTCATCCGAGGCAACGGACGTAGAGATCTCGGCCATGTTGAGCGCAGTGAAGAATCGCTCAAACGTATCCGGAAAGAACGTCAAGGTTATCATCACCAGCCCTCTTGCTGCAGAAGGAATTGACTTTCGCTTCATCCGTCAGGTTCACATTCTGGATCCCTGGTGGAACATGAGCCGCATTGAGCAGGTGGTGGGTCGTGCTCTCCGTACCTGCAGTCACCAAGATCTCCCGAACAACGAGCAGAACTGTACCGTGTATCTTCACATTGTGCGTCCCGACGGAGAACGCGAGGCCTTTGACGAGTACACCTACCGCGTGCGTGTGGAACCGAAGGGTATGCGTATCGCAAAAGTTCGCAAGGTCTTGGCAGAATCCGCGATGGACTGTCCCATTCAGTTAGCACTGCCTGCTGATTGGAGAGAGCTGGAAGTCCCCCAGATCCGCGATGAAGGTCACGAGGAGGTGAACTATCAACTGAAGACCATGATGGCACCGGCGTTCGACGAGGCACCCGATGTGGAGCAGTGTAAGGTGACGCCATCGGTCCCTGATCCGGATCACGTGCGGCCCTTGTCAACCTACCTGGATTCTCGGGATGAGATCCTGACCAAGATTGGAAAGCTGTTCATTGACAAGTCGATCTGGGATCGTCAGCAGCTCTTTGCGGCCCTGCGTCCCTTCAGTCGGGATGTGGTGGTCTACACTCTTCAGCAGGCCATTTCTACCTCCTTCCGGTTCAAGGATTCTTTTGGACGGGCGAGTCTGCTCGAGTCCAAGGGAGATTTGTATGCCTTGGCGCCGATTGATGTTCCGAACAGCACCATGGTGGAGCGCACGACCAAACCCGTGAAGCCGATTGACGTGGAGATCCCCGAAGCAGCCCCTGAACCCGATGCACCCCCGCCGGAACTGACGGACGATGTGGTCGATGTTCGCCGCACCGCCTTTTCCTGGCCGGGAGATGCCAGGACCCGTTTCTCCGAGGAGCTGCTGAACGGCTACATCTTTGATCACACCTTCACGCCGGCTGAGAAGAAGGTGTATCTTGCTACGAACCCCGACCTACCCTTCATCAATCGCCTCCGGATCCCTGATACCGATCTGATTGCCACGGGTGAGAAGCCCGACACCGACGAAGATGGTCTGGTCAAGTACGCGCAGTGGGTCAAGGATTTGGTGTCTCGCTTCGTGGGAGATAAGAAGAAGCTCTTTGCGTCGATGGAGGCAGATGGAAAGCTGACGTTGGCCCCCTCGGAGATCGTGGATGACGTCCCGGTTCGCACCATCGGTGCCAAGACATTCTCACCGATCATTTGCTCCACGGGTAAGAACAGTGTAGCACGAATGAAGGTGGTTGCAAAGTATGTGGATCGGGAAGGCAAGGGAGTTCCTGCGAACCTGAAGGGAAACCCGTTGTGTATCTACGCCGAGCTCTTGGCTCGCGAGGAGCACAATATGGTCTGGTACACTCCCGAGGAACTGAAGGTCTTGGATTCGCAAAAGGGTGCTGTGATGAAGGGACTCAAGGCGGCTAAGTAAAACGAAAACTCTCCACCCAAACACACAAGAAGGTACAATGGACCCTCTCTATGAACGTCGTGAATTGACTCGGAACGTTCATGTGGATTCCCGCTTCCTCCAACGCAATATCCTTGCAAGTCTGGTCGCCCAGCTCCGTCACAAGTACGAGGGAGTCTGCCTTCCGGAGGGATATGTCCAGCCCCGAAGCATCACGGTCATTGAGCATTCCTTTGGTCGCACCAATATCCTCAAGGGCGGTCTGGACTACTCGGTTCGCTTCCAAGCCGACCTGTGCCTCCCTCATGCCGGGCAGGTGTTCAAGGCTCCCGTGGTTCTGAAGAGCAAGATCGGTCTTCACGCTGAGATCAGTCCCATCAAGATCCTTCTGCCTCGCGACCTTCACATTGGAAACCCGGACTTTGACGGAGCCGAGCTCGGCCACGATATTGAGTTTGATGTCGTGGGTACCCGGTTCCAGCAAGGAGACCAGTCTATCGTGGTCCTCGGGAAGCTGCGCGAAGTCATTCGTCCCGACCAGAAGAAGGAGACAGAGGAGCCTGAGAAGGTGGATGTGATCGCTGCGCCGGTCGGAGAGGGTGACAAGGAGAAGCGTACGGTCACCGTGGCAGTTGAAAAGACCAAACCGGAGGCGCGTAGGAAGAAGATCGGACGAACTGTTGCGGAAGGACAAGATGAACCGAAGCAAGAAAGAAGCGTTGAAGGAAAGACTGGACCGGCTTGATGCGAACGAGCATGCTCAGATCTTTAACGTAATCAAGAAATACACAGAAAGTTTTACCAAGACCCAAAATGGTGTGCTGGTGTCTTCGGATGCCCTTCCAGATGCCTGTCTGCTGGAGATGGATAAGATGGTCACTTTTTATCTTGATCAGCACAAGCAGATGGAGGCCGATGAGGCAGAGCGCAAGACGTACGAGAGACGTTGATTAGCTTAGATGTAACGCACTGTTACAAAATAAATGGATGGATACGTAATCAAAGAGACATCTGTATGGGGAGATAGTTATAAAGCAAGAACTCCAGCAAACATACGTCGTCTTGAGGAGAAGTGTGGTATACGTCATGCACGTCCATTCATAGATCACTCTAAGATTTATGCATTCAAACCCAGAGAGCAGAGAGGACCTGCGAAAGAAAGTCAAACATTCATCGTATCGTATCCGTATACATACGATAAGCCCGAACAAGAGGCTACTTTCATAGAAAGTCTCACTGCGATCGGTCTACGGTTTCACAAGGAGCAGTGTGTATTTAGAGGCCAGGATGCATATAGGATTCTGATAATGGATGAAGATGTAGATTTAGACATGGTTCTACAAATGCTAGAACCTAGAACAGAGTAAAATGGACACTTTTCATTCAAGTCTATAGATAAGGAACCATGGATACCCTTCTTCCTCCGACGGCACTTGCCAGCTTGAAGGACTTTACTGCACTCGTCAAGAAGGACAAGCATGCAGAACTCGAATGCAAGATCCTTCCGAACCAGATTCACACGAAGGACGTTGCAGATCGCATCACCAACGCAATTCAACTCTATTCTCGCGGTCCTCCCATTCACGAGCACCGCGCCACCTTCTCCTACTCCGATGGGCTTCGTGTTGCAGTCCTTGGAGCTGAGAACATCCTCAAAGTCTGCACAACAGGGAGTTTCCGCGGAGTCCCTCTCACCGTAGAGCGAAAGCGCCGCTACTTTGAGGTCGTCACGGCAATCCAGGGTAAGTCGGACACGATCGATATTCCGGAGATGGGCGTCCGCATCACGCTTCGTCACGAGGAGCACCTGCGCAAGGACTTCACGGGTACCCCGATGGATTCGGCGAGTCACATCCGGATTATCCACCGCAAGTCCTGGACTAGCCTGGACGGGATTGTCCGCTACGACTTCTCGCAGAGCAAGTCCAAGAGCAAGACAGCAAAGACGTTTGAGGACATTCTTAAGCAGACGCCGACCTACGAGTTGGAGCTGGAGGTGATCGACCGCACTCGCAGTCAGGAAGACATCGCTGCGTCGGTGGTCCGCCATATTGCTCCGGTGCTGGCGGCCTTTCAGGGATCGCAGTTTGTTCTGTCCTCCTCTGAGATGCAGCGCTACCGCATGGAGTTTGAGACGACGCGGACCCCGTTCCTGAACCCTGTGACCCTGGAGCGTCGCCACCTGTTGGCGGATCGGCCGAATAATATCCTCACGGGATACACGGTTACGAACAAGGCCGATGGTGAGCGCTGCTTCTTGGTGGTGATGCGCGACCGTCGGGTCCTGCGCGTGACTCCGAGTTCCGTGATCACCTGGACCGGGCTGACGGCTACGAAGGATCTCCACGTCGGTGATATTCTGGACGGCGAGTACCTGGTGGACCGCAACCAGTTCTGTATCTTCGACGTCTACTGGTACAAGAACCGTGACGTGCGCCGCCTTCCCCTGTTCGTCTCGGAGGACGACATGACCAAGTCCCGTCTGGGTTGTGCGCGGTCGTTTGTGGGCGACATCCCGACGGACTTCACCTCCATGCCAGGTGGCAAGCCTCTTCGTATCACCACGAAGCTCTTCCTTGCAGGAGACGGTGAGGCGATGCAGACAGCAATCCGCAAGATGCTGGACACGAAGTTTGAGTACCCGACAGATGGTCTGGTGTTTACTCCTCGGGCATCGCCGGTGGCTCCCGTGACGGAGCGTCGTGGCAAGACGTGGATGACGGTCTACAAGTGGAAGCCGGCCTCTCATAACAGCATTGACTTTCTGGTCAAGCTGAAGAATGGCGAGAACTTTGACACGTCCATCGGAAAGCGGGTCGTGAAGGGAACGCTGTATGTTTCCAGAACGCCGGGTGATGTGGTGTATCCCTGCGAGACCATGACGGGAGAGTACGTGATGCCGGTCCTATCTCCAGAGGAGCGGGTCCATGCTGAGACTCGGAACCGTGTGCCGAGCCCGTTCCAGCCGTCGGTTCCTCGGGCGCCGGATGCTCACGTAATCAATGTGCCTCTGAACGACGCGGGTGTCCCTGTGGATTCTATGGGAGATCGCGTGGAGGATAACACGGTGATTGAGTGTTCGTACGATACGGATCTCGGTCGCTGGACCATCATGCGGACCCGCTACGACAAGACCCACCAGTACCGTGTTCTGGGGCAGCCGCAGTTTGGCAACGATATCGCAGTGGCCGATGCGATCTGGACCAATATGCACGTGCCGATCACAGAGGACATGTTGAAGAACCTGGTGGAGGCTCCGCCGGACGCGACCTTTGAGGATGACCTGTACTACCGCGATAATCTGGATGCACGTGACCGGATCCTCCGTGATGTCTACGGATTCCACAACCGCATCAAGGATGATCTGTACCGCTCGTCGATTAAGCAGGGTGATTCCTTGCTCGAGCTTGCCGTGGGTCGTGCGGGTGACCTCCTGAAGTGGAAGAGAACCAAGCCGTCGCTCGTCGTGGGCGTGGACTCGTCGATGTCCTGCATTACCTCACCGCGCCAAGGAGCATGTGTGCGATACCTGAAGGAGAAGGCGGCGAATCCGACGGAGTACATTCCTCCGGTTCTGTTTGTCTGTGGCGACATGACCAAGCCTCTGTTTGAGGGCGATAACAAGTATGCGAACATTGTCTCCGGATCCCAGCCGGCAACCACTCCGTACCTGGAGCACTTTGCAGGACACACGGAGTTTGATGTGGTGTCGTGCCAGATGGCCATTCACTATGCATGCGCGTCCGACGAGGCCTTCGCGACCTTTGCAAATAATCTGGAGACGCACGGCAAGGGCCTGTTCTTCGGAACCTGCCTGGATGGTGCTTCGGTCTACTCCCTGCTGATGGGAAAGAAGAGCCACATGTTCCGCTCGGGGACGCAGGTCTTTGGTGAGTTCGTCAAGGAGTATGATGACGGACAGAGCTGGACGGAGACGTTCGGTCAGGCAGTCTCGGTTCACCTGGAGAGCTTTGAGCAGCCGCAGAAGGAGTACCTGGTTCCCTTTGAGAAGATGACGGAGGTCCTGAAGGAGCACGGTTACGATCTGGTGGGCAGCACGATGTTCGGTGATCACTATGCAGATCAGAATACGGTGTTGCTGTCGCAGGAGCATCAGACCTTCAGCTTCCTTCACCGGAGCTTTGTGTTTGAGCGGTCCAAGGAGCCGAAGAAGAAGGACAAGCAGGAGGCGGTGATCCCGATGGCCACCGAGCCGGAGGTCAAGGATGAGCGCTCGGAACCGGCGAAGGAGGAGACCAAGCCACCGGTCAAGAAGAAGATTGTCAAGAAGGTTGCCGTGGAGCCCGGTCAGGAGCCGATCCTGTTCTTCGGTGCCGATGAGGGCAAGGGTGAGTGGCGCGTGTTCTCCAATATGTACGAGGCGCCGTTTGAGGTGGACTCGATCACCTTCCCCACCGTGGAGCACTACTTCCAGTGGTCCAAGGCCAAGCAGTTCGGTGATGGCGCGGCTGCCGACAAGATCCTCAAGACACCGTCAGCAAAGTCAGTGAAGGCCATTGGCAAGCGTGTCAAGGACTTTGATAAGGATGCGTGGGACAAGACCAAGGATGGGATCATGCGCACTGCGGTCAAGGCTAAGTTTATCCAGCACCCGGACCTGAAGTCTAAGCTGGTAGAGACGGGAACCCGGCCGATCGGTGAGGCATCTGCGCGCGATAAGTACTGGGGAATCGGTACCTCGGCAGATACCTCCAAGGCAAACGATCCCGCAAAGTGGCCGGGTAAGAACGTTCTCGGAAAGATGCTGGCGGATCTGCGTGTAGAGTTTAAGGAGTAGAGTGGATCTAGGAGATAATGAAATACCCAAATGTCTTGTTCTTTCGCAAGGAGTCGTATGCAGCAATCGACGAGGTGCTGAAGGCCAAAGAGTCGTCTCTCGACTGCACACTCAATTTTACATCCGATCCGAAGGATGTCCTCAAACTGTTTGATTCTAACTATCACATTCTTGTGACCTACGGCGAGAGCGAAACAGAGTATTATCCGCTCATGGGAGAGCTAGTGAACCGTATGAGATTGAAGTGGATTCACTTTAGTTCCGTAGAGGACATCGCCGCCTTCAATCGGGGCATCAATTTTTGCTATATCCACAACGCTCTTCTTCCTCGTGAAATGACTCGTCCTATTTTTTCAGCCTTTACCACCTGCTACAATTCGTATCAGAAGTTCCTCCGTCCCTACGAGAGCCTCAAGCTGCAGACAATGAAGGACTGGGAGTGGGTTGTGCTGGATGATTCGCCCGACGAAGCACATTTTGATTTTTTGAAGGGACTGGTCGGTAACGATCCTCGTGTTCGGCTGTATCGCCGCGCAACAAACAGTGGCAATATTGGTAATGTGAAAAATGAAGTGGTCTCTATGTGCCGCGGCAAGTATGTGCTGGAGTTGGATCACGATGATGAGATCTTGCCCGACTGCCTGGGTGATGCAGTGAAGTCCTTTGAGACAGATCCGGAGGTTGGGTTTGTCTACATGGACACTGCGCACTTGTACGAGAACCGGGAGCGCCACTCCTTCGGTGATCATTTTGGTCTGGGATACTGCGGGTACTACCGTCAGAAGTACAAGGATGTCTGGGTGAATGTCATCTCCTCTGCAAACATTAACAATATGTCCATGGGCCACATCGTGGGTGTTCCCAATCATCCTCGTATCTGGAAGCGATCGGTCTTGAACGACCTGGGCAACTATTCAGAGTACCTCCCGATCTGCGACGACCAGGAGATTCTGATGCGCACATGTGTCCGGACCAAGATGGCGCGCGTTCACAAGTTTGCGTACATCCAATATATGAACGATGGCTGGAATAACTTTTCACTGATTCGCAACTCGGAGATCAATCGTCTCGGTCCTCAATTCATTGTGCCTCAGGGATACGCAGAGTACAAAATTGACGACCACATGAAACAGGTGGGTGCATTTGAGCAGCCTGGTCCGAGCTCAGGGGAGAGGATCTGGAAGAGACCAAACTTCGAGTACAAGTATTGCAACAGTCTCTTAAACTTTGACTTCGACAAGCAGTACTGTATCCTGGGTAAGTCAGCGCTCCTTGATACCATAGATCGCCTTCGGGAGCTCTATGGTAACAGTAGGAACGACTTCTTTGTTCTGGATAACAGCGTCTCAAAGGACGAGCTCTGTGACGTGCTTGACGCACTTGATCTGAGCCGGATGAAGTGCTACTCAATGGACGACTGTACCTGGGAGGAGTTATGCAAGTACTTCCACTTCGTCTGTCGTAGCACCAAGGACTACGAGTTCATTGGGTCTGCCGATAGAATTCCTCGTACGACAGTGTCGGAGCCTGCTGCACCGGGGCCTGTCCAGGAAGGTACCGTTGGTGGAGCTTCTGACCGATCACCTGTGTCGCTTGTTCCGGTGTGATCTCACCCTTCTCGATCTTCCTCTTCAGAGCAAGCATCTCAAAAAAGGTCGCATCCACACGGTCCTCGGCATGCATTTGAAAAAGGGACGGATAGTTGAAGTAGAGGGTCTCATTCTCCTGCTGGAGCTTCTCCTCGTACTGCTGCTTGTTCGCCTTAAGACGAGCCCACTTCTGCTTGGATGCATCCATGTTGCGAACGAGGGCCTGAACCTGTGTTGCAGTCAGATCATCGTCTTTGATACCGCGAACTCCAGCTGCCACCTCAGACGGACTCAGTTCGCGAAGCGCCATTTCCGTTTACTAGGAGTAATGGCTTTAACTGGGTCATAAGAGACGCACACTCGTCATGCGTGGTCATTCCAGTCAGAATGATCTGACCTGTGCGAAAGACCTTGGCGATCCACTTCGTCTTTGGAAAGTAGATCTTGACTGCGGGATATACCGCTGGCTCATAGACCGTTGTCACCTCCTTCTCCCGCAGAGACGCATACAATGCATCGCGAGAGATATTTGTAGATCCCGTCAGTTTGGTCTTGTAGTTCATGAGCACCACGCGGCGAATGTCCGTCCACTCGCCGGACCTCGCAGCGGAACAGTGTGCTTCAATGTGATCCTTCAACAATCCCGTGACATGCCGATCATACTTCTCATCCAGAACGCCCGTGATGTGAAACACGCCGTTCTGGAAGATTTTGACAGTAATCTCCTTGCGAAGGAGAGTCCCGTCTCCGGCCGACATGACGACCAGGGTAATTGAGTTGTGGCCAAACCCCGTCGTACGCTTCGGAGCTGTAGTCTTTGCCCGTCTCTTGATCAGATCTCGCTTGGAGGACCCCCGCTTGACAACCCCCTGCTTTTCGACCTTGATAATATCAGCTGTTAGGGGAAGCTCGTGAGCAAGGACGTTCGTATCAAGCTTGACGCCCATCGTGTAGAGTACGACCATTGTTGTGAGTGTCGGGTGATCCATGGTTAGGTGGCTCTGTGTAGACCCAATCGGTTTCGTTTTTCCAGGCATGAGAGAAGGACTGTGGAAATCGCGTGACCACGATGCAATGAAATGTGCGTAAAGCTTTTCGCAAAATGACCTCTTCGTAGGGAGTGAGCATCCACCCCTCTAAATATCCAAACCAAATCGTTCCGGAGGTCTGGTGTTCCGAGATCGACTTAATGGTATCTACAAAGGACTCTTCCAAAGAAAGTCGAGACATGTCATAGCACTCGACTGGCTTGGGAATTCTATAGGTATAGATGGTCAACATTACTAGATTTCTAGGGAGATGTTTAAGCGTTACGATCCGCCGTATGCGGCCACTGAATCGTGCTCTTGAGTCCAAGCGCCTGCGCCGCCGTCAGCCTGCAGTTACACTCGCCAGCCTTTTGGGTCTTCTTGCAGGTCGGACAGCAGTTATTCACATACCCGTTTCCATACATCTGGCGTGCAACATAGATCTTGGACATCTCTGCGTCGGCCGCCAGCTTGTCGTTGATCTCAGGGAGCTGGGCGGATGATAAGCACGGCATGGTATTCGTGATCAGCGAGGCCTTGGCGTTTCTGGGGAGCGCGCCCTGGGCGACGGCCTGGCCGGCCGTGAACTCATTGTAGACCGACGTATCTTGCACTGTGTGACCACCACCGTGGTTGAACCCTGATGGCGAACGGGTGGACGGTGCATTCAGAACCAGGACACAGGACGTGTTGGCCACACGCGTCTCCAGATTGCCCGACGCCGCCAGGCGCCTGACAATCTCTGTTTGGTGACCCGCATCACGGCGGGGGCGCGTATCGGTAATGGTCACCATGCGCTGCTTGTAACGACCAAGGTATTCACTGTACGACGACATTGCTTATCTTCTAGGTAAAAAAGATTTAAGACTACGTTCTGCGGCGATTCTATTAAACACCGGGATGCGTGAAGAAGTGACGCCGGCAGCATTCACGAGTTAATCCCAGCTCATTCATGGCACGGCCCTCTGCCGTGATTTCGGTTGTCTTGGTGAGATACACTAACTCATCTTTCTCAGGGCGACCATCTTGCTTGCGGTTCTTCTTGACGAGGTCGAGGAAGGTCGTCCACTTGCCGGCGATGGGAAGGTTGCATGTGTAACAGCGGACGGGAATTGGGAAATCCATGATGACTCTTCTTGTCTTGACACCTGGAGTTCCGTTTTTCTTGTCTGCCCGAAGAACAATGAAGAAGTCCTACGTCTTAGTTGCTGTTGTTCTGGCCGTCATTGCGGCCTTTGCATTCCTCGTCATGCGTCCTGATCGTCTCCATCAGAAGATCGCGTCCGACATTCAAAAAGTGAATGCCCGGTTCACGCCGATGGAGTCCATCGATTTGTCCATGGCGATGAAGCTGACCACCCACGAGGCACCCCAGATGCTCAACCCTCCTGCTGAGGTCCCGCAGCTGCTTGTCTATCCGCCGAGCTCGGAGGACCTGATGAAACTTTCAGGCGAGTAAGTAATGAGTACATTCAAAAAGTGGCTACTTCTTGTGATTGTAGGCATTGCGTTGCTTCACACCGTGGGCGGAGGATTCTCGGATATGTTTGGACTCTCCTTCTTTAGTGCCGCGCACGGCTGGAATGAGGGACTGATCTACATGCTCTTGGCGTTGGTGGTTGCTATCGCCGTCAAGTAATTACCACATAATCTCCATCTCCTGCGTACTCCAGAACTCAGACGTATTGTTCGCGAGTTGGCGACGAATGATATACGGCAACTTCCTCTCGGCAATTTCCTGCTTGGCAACGGTCCACACAAACATGGGGTCCGATGTCTTGAGTCCCTTGAGGTCGATGAGCGGCTTAGCACCCTCTGCGAGCTGCTGCGCGCGTACGGCAACTAACGTGGTGTATTCATACTTGGTGAAGTAGGGTTGCGTAATCCGAGGCTGCTTCACCATATCGGCGACCTCCTTACGAAAGACAGGCTTAACTTCGGGGTGGAGATCCATGCTTACCCTTTGGATTGAAGTTCTTTTGTCCGTTTTAGACAAATGCCGGTCCTCAAATCATCTGCGTCTGATTACACTGCGTTCGTTCGTTCAAATGCCGCTCTTCCAGTTAGAGGGGCGATTGTGAAATCCACCGTGACAACTGTTAATTTATCGGTTGCATCGCTCATTTCTAAGGCTTCTAGTGTTTCTAAGGCTGTTTCGCCCAGTTCATCTATTCTGGCCGAATCTATCAAAAAGAGCAGTAATAGGGGAAATGGTAATTAAAAAGTGTCTGGAATAGATAATGCCTACTCTCTCGGCGTCTGACTACACAACGTTCATCAAGGCCCAGGCGCAGTCGCTTGCCTACAGGAACGGCAAGATCCCTACCACGATCCAGACTAGCGCGCAACCTTACCCGACCCAGTCGGTACTGAACGCCCAGCTCCTGGGCAGCCAGGCGGCGGCTATAATCACACCCGGTAACTCCACTCTGCGCGTGGTGAACGGCCAGATCGCTCGTGTTCGCCCCTACAATGGAAAGGGACCTGTGAACCAACCAAAAAGTTTGTCTACGGTGGCCCAGTCTGGAACGCTCAGCTCGGCTAAGTTCCAGCAGACAGGTGGGCTGCCGCTCACGGCTCCCAAGGGGACCAACACCTACGCCCCGGTTCCTCAGATTGCCCGCGTAGACACCAAGGCCACGGGTGCCTACAAGTCCGTTCGCCAGCCGGTCTAAGGACCACGTCCCCAAGGGGCCTACGGGCCTCTGGCGGCCTGCTTCCAGGTCGAACCGCAGCCCGTTGCTGCACACTGGTACATCCACACAACATTTTTGGCGTCCAACTTGATGCCAACAATGTTAGACTCCTTCCCCTTGGTGGGGCACACAGGGTTCGGGCACTTCATATTTGTAAAGCGGGGCAGCGTGGGGTCGTGCTTGAGGTAGGGGTTGATGGAGTACTGAATGGACGTATCCTGCAGGAGGTCATGTTCGTAGACGATCGGGTTCTCCTTAGTGATGGGCTCCTCGTACTCACACTGGCGGCACTTGAGGAATGCAGATCCGGAACGCTCTTCGATGTTGTACATCATATTGTCGCACTTGGTACAGAACTTCATTGTGTAGATAGGTCTCCCTTAGCATAAGGTAGGTCCATTTTTTCCACGTTTAAAACGGATAGTTGGCCACAAAGTAATCGGCCCTACTTATCACAGGATGCTCAAGTCAAAGCTCAAGGACTTTCTTGATGGCACCGGCAAGGAGACCGACAATGATAAGAAGAGGATTGGTCGATGCTCCAAGGGAGAAACAACTACACACAACGGGATGTCTGGGGGTGCGTGGTGCATTCCGGACGATGACATTCCAGAGTTCTACAAGCTGTACTGCGACTATCTCCGAGACAATGGCCCGCTCCACATGACGGAGAAGAGCACACGTATTGGTGCGATGCGAATTGACTTGGACTTTATCTATTCAGGCGCAAAGGAGAACCACCTTCACACGCAGGAGCAGGTGGTTGAGTTCACGAAGGCGTACATGGACGAGGTCAAGAAGTTCATTGTGGTTCCCGATGCGGTTGAGATCTTTGTGTCGGAGAAGCCGGAGCCGACGTATTACAAGGACAAGGATCGGTCCAAGTCCGGTCTTCACCTTGTGATCCCTGCGATCAAAACCAACCGGTTTGTCGAGGAGTCGATTCGCATGAACTTGCTGAATCGCATGCCGGAGTTCTTCCCGGATCTTCCTCTTGCAGATGAGTGGCGCAAGGTCTACGATCCATCGCCGCTGACTCACACGAACAACTGGACTCTGCTGGGTTCGAAGAAGAAGGAGGGAACGCCCTACCAGATCAAGTACATTCTGGATTGGGATCTGCTGTCTGGAGAGATGAGCATTGATAATGATGTTCCGCTGATGACGACTCCCGAGCTTCTGAAGAAGATGACAGTTCGGTCTCCGCCGTCGGAGGAGTCTCCTATGACGCCTTACGCTACGGACCTGCTGAAGAACCGCATGCAGAATGCCGAGGAGGTGAAGATCTCTGGGGGCAATGCGATTCAGCCTACCCGTGGTCGTCAGGCTACTCGTAACGACATGAGCTCGCGCGGTTCGTCTCCGGATAATACGGCATATCGCCAGTCGCTGACTCCAGATGTATTGAAGTATCTGACGGATCACGTCTTCAATCTTGCGTCAACTCGCTACACGGACTACAAGGATTGGATTGATGTTGGCATTTGTCTCAAGAACATCCACCCGGACCTTGATGCAGTCTTTCTGGAGTTTAGCAAGCAGGATCCTCGCGCAAATGACCGCGAGATTACGTCGAAGTGGTATTCGTTCGGATGGCGTTCGGATGGCGCACGTCTGGAACTTCGCAACCTGCTGAAGTGGTCGAAGCTCGACAACTTCACTGGATATGAGGCGATTGAGAAGACAAATATTGGGCGGCTTGTGAAGGAGGCAGCCGAGGCAGGTACGGAGCATGACGTCGCGCAGGTCGTGTACGCAATGTTCCGTGATAACTTCAAGTGCGCCAAGTATGGAAACAACACCTGGTATCGGTTTGATGGAAACAAGTGGTGTGAGACCGATCACGGTGTGGCCTTGCTGAAGCTGTTGTCAGAGGATGTCCGCAAGCAGTTTCGCGAGGGTGAGAAGGCGATGATTATTGCCATGGAGAATGCGGGCGCCTGTATTTGCGAGGGCAAGGAGGTGAACCCGAACTGTGACTCCTGTAAGCACGAGAAGGAGAAGATGAAGTATGTGGGAATGCAGACCAAACTGAAGACGGTCAAGTTCACAGAGAATGTGATGAAGATGAGCCGTCTGCTCTTCCTGGATGAGGAGTTTGGCAAGAAGCTAGACGAGAACAAGAACCTGATCGCCTTTGCGAACGGTGTCTTCGATGCAACGACGATGGAGTTCCGTCAGGGTCGCCCGGATGACTGCATCAGTTTCTCGACGAAGATCAACTACGATCCTGATCGCGAGTATTCGACCTACGAGTGTTGGTCGGAGATTGACAAGTTCCTGCGCGATGTTCAGCCGGATTCCGAAGTACGAAACTACCTCGTCCGGCGGTTGGCAACCTGCTTGCGCGGTGGCAACGATGCACAGAAGTTCCACATTCTCACGGGTGATGGTTCGAACGGCAAGTCCATGTTGACGAACCTGATGAGTCTTGCATTTGGCGACTATGCAGGTAAGGTTCCGATTTCCTTGCTGACGCAGGGCCGTGCCAAGTCAGCCGCAGCTGCGCCTGAGGTCCTCCACATGAAGGGTCGCCGCTTTGTGACCACGCAGGAGCCCGATGAGGCCGTGCCCCTGAACACGGGTCTGATGAAGGAGTTTGCTTCGTGCGAAAAGATGGCGTACCGTGGTCTCTACAAGGACATCACAGAGTTTGAGATGCAGGCGCAGATGTTCTTGAGTTGTAACGAGATGCCGAAGGTGGGTGCGACAGACGGTGGTACCTGGCGTCGTCTCTGCGTGGTGCACTGGCCGTCCAAGTTCGTTGCGAATCCGACGGAGGCACACCACAAGCCCCTTGACGAGTCGATCCAGCAGAAGGTGATGAGCGAGGAGTGGGCGACGTGCTTTCTGTCGTACTTGGTTGCGCTGTATCGCGAGGGCAATGGGTGGCGTAAGCTCCCTGCACCGACCAAGATTATGGCGTACACAAATGATTATCAGGAGGACTCGGACGCGATCGCCCGTTTCATCCGTGAGTATGTCACGCGTCTCCCGGAAGGAGAGGTTGGTGAGAATGTGACTACGGGTCAGATTTATGGTGAGTTTCAGCAGTGGAAACGCACGAATGAGGTTACGAAGGGATCAACTGGTGAGTTGAAGAAGAGGCTGGAGGTTACCTACGGGTCGCACCCTAGGAGCGGTTGGACTTCCTTCCGCTTCGGCCCCGCCTAGAGCCCTTGCGACCACGACGCGTGCGACGGCGACGGCGTCCAGCATTGTAGGGACCTGTTGCAGTTGTGCTTGCCGGGTAAGAACCGAGAGGTGCAGGCGCACTTGTAGTCGTGCGAGTCTCATCAAGAGGCGACGATGAGAACCAAGTTGTGGGATTGTACCAGACCATTTATCTTGATCTCCTATTTTTTACTGCTTACGCACTGCGGCTGGCTCCGATGCGCGACAGAACGTACGTGCGGAGGAGTCCGATCGTGAAGACCACCAGCACGAACGAGACGACCAGGTTCACGAAGGCGACCAGCACCTCACCCAGCTTGAGCGTGACGCCACCGACCGTCACCGTGAAGGCACCAACACCCTTGCCAGCAGCCGTCGCGGGGGCGAGGAGCGGCGTCAGGATATCCTCCGACAGGGACTTGAAAAACTCTCCAACGACGCCTCCGAGGTAAAACGACGCAGTGAGGATGATGATATCCCGGGTGTCAAGCATTTTTATTAAGATAGGTATACTTTATTTCGTCAATACAATGGACACTCGCTTCTGGGGGCCGAGTGCATGGCAACTGTTTCATTTAGTTGCCTTCAAGTCGAAACATCCCGATGACGTCCTGAATCAGATGAAAGATGTCTTGCCATGTAAGTTCTGTCGTGCGTCTACTACGGAGTATGTGCAGAAACACCCCCTGCGAGGCGACCCTGGGCGATGGATGTACGAAATCCATAACATGGTCAACCACAAACTGCGATCCCAGTGCAAGGACGACCCCGCGGTGATCAACCCTGGACCCGATCCGGACTTTGAGAAGGTCAAGGCTCATTACATGTCCTTGAAGCCCACCGCGGTTCCTGGCGGCGACTTTTTGGCCTCCATCTCAGCGAACTATCCTGACAACCCCGAACCTGAACAGATGGCCACGCAGCGGACGTTTCTCCACGCGCTCCATCATGCGTACCCCTTCCCTGAGCTCCAGACTGTCTATGCCGAGTACATCACCGAGCACGAACCTGAGCTGGCCTCTCGCAAGGCGTACATGAAGTGGATGTATGGTCTGCTGAGTGCCTTATCAAAAAAGGTTGGAACACCCATGCCAACCTTCAAGGGGTTTGCTCACCAACTTGCGTATTTCAAGAGCGGCTGCTCTAAAAAGACGTATCATGGAAAAACATGTCGCAAAACAGCGGGTGGTCGCACGAAGGACCGCGATCATCGGCGCACGTTTCGGATTTCTCATCGGCGTCTTCTTTAATATTGTAGATACACAATGGCGAACGTTGTCAGCACAGTGGTTAGTATCAATGTCACCAGGCATATTATGGGTTGTAATATTCTGATGGTAGATAACGACGGAAGTGTCTATATCAGCTACCCAGATTACACGATTCAACGAGTGTCTCCAACTGGAACCGTAACTCACTATGCCGGTCTTGCTGGTATGCCGAACGGATTCGGTGGCATGGGTCCAAATTATGCAGACGGAACCCTTGCAACTGCAAGATTCTATAATCCACAAAGGATGACAAAGGGCCCCGATGGAACCATCTATGTTGGCGAGATGTATCACATACGAGCAATTCGGGGTCAGAATGTGACAACTCTTGCTGGACGTGGCGAAGATTCTGATCTTATTATTCCGGGTGAGGTTAGGGGGTACGAAGGACACGATCATATAATTGACGGACCTGGTCCCGCAGCATACATATCAATGGTAGAGGATATTTGGTTTGATTCTACTGGAAAGCTCATGTTTTGGGATGAAGATATATTCCGCAGCGTCGCATTAGATGGAACGGTTACCACTGTTGCGTATAGCGGTATTGAAGCGGATCATGCGTTTGAAAAACACGCCACGGGTCAAGTCGTAGACGCAGATGGAAATGCGTATTATCCGAGTATCTATTTTGATGCAATCGATGGAGCAGCCATGATTAAACGACTTCCCGATGGATCAAAGCAAGCGTTCGGACAACTCGTCGCCGCGCACATAGAAAACTCGCAAGATGGACCATTGGCAACTGCTAGGTTCGATCGGGTTACTTCGGTTGGTTATAGTCAAAAATACGAGTGCCTTTACACGATGGAAAGAGATGGAAAACCCTTTGACCGTTGTAGCCTCCGAAAGATTACCTTGGGTAAGCCGATGACTATGCAGTTGATGGGAGAGCAGATCGCCCGGCAGACCCCTATCGAGCCTGAAATTATGGCAAACATTTCGAGATTCACGGGAGCTCTTGATCCCCAACGAGTGTATAAGGATTCAGTAAAAAATAGAGGTGTTGCACTTCCCAGAGGTGGTCGCAGAACTCGTCGTAGGAAGGTGAATCGTAAGAAGAAGATGACTCGTAAGCAGCGGTCTACTTCGTCTTAGGTTTAGTCTTGATTTGTAGGCGCGTATGTTTTGCAGAATAGACATCTGCCTTCTTCTCCTTGGCAGTCTTCTTGGTCTCGCGACGTGTCTTAGGCGGATCCTCCATACAGTCTATTGTTTAGCTGGCGGGTTTCCGTTTTTAACCACGACGGCTTCCCTTACGGCTCTTGCGACCGCGACGGCTACGGCGACGACCACCGACCGGAGCAGAGCCGGAGAGGAGGCTGCCGTCCAGGGTCGACGAGCTGCTGCCCTCCGTGGCACCCTGGACATCGCTGCCACCGTACATCGAGCTGCCGCCCTTCTTGTAGGTCTTCGCCGCCAGCTTGAGGACCTGACCGAACTTCATGCCCTTGTGGGACTTCATCGTCTTCTTAACGTGGGAGAGCCAGGCAGTCATTTTGTTTAGTGGTGAAGAAGTTATTGTAATCCTGCTGGTTTTTCAACAAATCCGGGGGCGACACTTGAACTAGTAAAGAGGAGCCACTGGCATCCATACGCAGAGGCAATGTTAGGATCCAGAGATTGTTTGCCAAAGGTGGGGTCGGGGACGACGAGGGAGATCGCGTTCCGATTGTAGCGGACGAGCTCGGGCTGATCCCGAGGATGCATTGCCTGTCCATACAGGAGGCGGCGCAGCTTAGAGTCCGACCACGACAGATTCACAAGAGCCCCTAGTTCACTTCCCTGCACATTATCCGATA